ATCGTTGGCTTTAATAAATTCTTGAAGCGCTGACCGGATGATAGCAACTGGGTAACGCGGTCCCTGCTTGAGTAGTTTAACCTCGCGCGGATCACCGTACTTTCTGTTGTACAGCCCGACGGGTCGTAAGACGCGAGCACTGTCTGTGTCGATTGCCTTGTCTACCAGTATGTTTAGATGTGTCGTGACTTTTCTTTTAAGTAAAGCTAGCTCATTCCACGTCGCTGCGTCCATGTCTTCGTCGGTGTGCAGGTATGTATGATAGCCGCCGCCGCTGTCCACAACGCTGGGCGTTAGGCGCAGAGCCTTCGACAAGGTAACAATACCCGCGATGGCTTCCTCTTTAGTTTTGTAGTGGCCCTCTTTATCTTTGACGTCGTAGTCATCAAAGAGCGCCTGGGAGGCGACGACGTTCTCTTGCTTGCGGATAACATCTTTGCCGTCTTTGTCTTTGTACCAACTGCCAAAAGTATTCACCGCAAAATACGCAGTCATCCCCGGGCCGTCGATTTCTACAGCGGCTACGGCGGCTTCGGCAACCGTCTCGTAGCTTCTGTGGCTCCACCTAGTTTTCCCGTGGGCAGTCTCCTCAAGAAAGCCGAGGACAACTGTTCCAGTCGTTGGCAGAACCCACTCTAAAAAATCTAGTGTGTTCATAATATACCTAAATGTTTACGCGTTAACAGATTGGGTAGCCGAAGTTTCCCTCGGCTACCGTTGAGAAAGCCCCCCAGCCTTGTCTTGTTATCCGACTTCGTCGAACTCGAGCTCGTCCAAGCCAATCTCTATCGCGTTAAGCTCTTTAGCTGGTGCTTTTGGCGCTGGTGCCGGAACCGCTTTCGGAGCCATAACCGCTACTGGAGCAGGGGAGCCCATGTCGAAGTCATCCGCTGCATTGGCCGCTGGAGCCATAAGTTCAGTAGCAAACCCACCAACGTCTGAGTTGAACCCACCGTCGATAACCTCGAACGCAGAGCGCTGCTTCATTTCAGCTAGCTCGATTACCTGCACCTGACGCAGACGGAGCGACACACCACACCCACGTACTGGCTCATATGTAACCAAACCAACAAGAACGTTAACCAGAGAACCTGACGTCAACAAGAAGTCTGATGGCATCTGCTTGTTATTAGCGTCGAACTGCTTTGGTGGTTCTGTCAGATCAGTACCGAACTTACCCTTGAGCTTTGTCTCGATCATAAACATACCGGCGTCGTCGAGCTTGAAAACGTCAGCGGCTTTTGGGAACGCGTCCCACTTATCGTTTTTAGTAGCTGTGTAGTGCTCCTTCATGGATGAGTACAAGCTGACAGCCTGTGCCTTGGTTAGCACTAAGGTCATTGAGTATTCAGACCCTTCATCTGTAGGAGCACAAGGAACGGTGCGGCCCCGATCTCCAGCGTTGGAATCAAATTTGTAGGTCTGATTAATCTTCGGGTACATTGAAGTTACGTCAGAAATTATAAGTGTTGTATTCTTACTAGCCATGTTGGCCTCCTAAGTTGGGTTAATGAAAATTAAAACCTTCTGTCACCGCGAAAGCCGAAGCCGTGCGCGGGGACACTCTCTTTAGTTCGTCTAGCTCACCGTCTTGTAGAAAACGTGTGACCCTAAACGAAAGCGAAGTACGATTGTTGCTCTCCGTAGTGTCGATCTTTGTGACAACATTGGATAGCTTCTCGCCTCTGGATACGACCTGCTTCTCAAAGTCTCTGAGTGCTCGTAGAGAAGTGGCCGGAACAACCAACGATAGCTTGTGGCGGCTGTCTAACTGTATAAGCGAGAGTTGACTAAACTCCCTACAGCGCTTGCCGCGCTTGCCGTTGGGTGTAATCTTGGAGCCCCACTGGTTGTGTGTGCAGATTGCACATTTGTTCGCCTGTGGGGTCGCTGTATCTGATGCGGGAACGACGCCGTCGTCGGAGTGGCACATGTGTGCACCCTCGTTGGTGAAGCATGTACGAGCACTGGTTATCCCAGATACTATTACAGTCTCGACTGGTAGTTCCTCAAAAGTCAGCATCATGTGCGCCTAAAATTTACAACTTGTGTTTCGCTCCAGTTTGTCCCCGGAATTAAGTCGTCGTGCTCTTCGCGGAATTGCACCGCGCCTGACTTACTCACTCGGATATCTGCAAGCTCCCACGCGTCGTGCTCTTTGATGTAGTTAGTAAACATGTCACGATCTGCTACTGTGGCAGACGAACGTGTTGACCTGTAAGCAGTTCCAAATTCACGCGACGAAACGTTGTCGATCCCACGATCATCGAAACGACGAAGGAACTCGATCTCTATACCGTCTTGTTTTTGCTTATCACCAGCATCGTCCAACGCGTAGTCAGCTTTGCGTCTAGTACGCCGATCTCTCAATTCGATGAAAAACTGTAGTAGCGTTTTGTCATCCAACTTCTGTACTTGTGCCATATATGCTCTCCTTTTTGGCAGTCAGCCACCTGTCGATGTCTGTTTCGTCCCACCGAAAAACTTTTGGTGAAACCTTGATTGGTTCGGGGAAGCTATGCTCTCTCCTCCGAAACGAATGTAGGGCACCTTTAGTGATGCCTAGCTTGGCCGATACCTCGGTTGGCTTTAGTAAATTCATTGTATGATACCCTCTTACGTGTTCACGTGTAAACACATTAGTTCTTATGGTTTGAGGCGTCAAGCGATTACGCGATGTGCTTTCACTTCGTCGAGCAGTGCACCTTGCATCTTTTGCTTTTTACGGAGCCTCGCATAGATGCGTTTCTCCACGGGTGTACCTTCCAAGCAAATGATAAAGTTATTCATCTTCTGTCCGGGGCGGTTGATACGCCCGTTGGCTTGCTCGAAGGTCTCGTTCGACGTGATGCAGCTGTACCAGATGATTGTGCTGGCAGCTGTAAGGGTAAGGCCGTGTGACATGGCGGCTGGCTGCGCAACCAGAACACGTGGCTCGTCTGACTTTTGGAAAGCGCCGAAGATGCGGTCACGTTCTGTCTTACTTACCCCACCATGGATGATCTCGACAGAGAAGTCCTTGGCTAGTTCTTTTGCCACCATCTTGACCGACGAGACAAACGGTACGAACACAATAACTTTGCCCTGTGCCGATTGTATAATAGCTCGGGTCTCTTCAACACGCGGCGACGTAGGGATCGTAACTTCTGTGCCGTCGGTTGCGTAGACAACACCGCAGGCTATCTGCACCAGCTTGGCCATCTTGACTGCTTCGTTAACCGCTGTGATTTCACCTTCGTCTGCTTGTATGCTGAGTCGTGTAAGCATTTCCTTGTATGCTTTGTTCTGCTCTGGGGTCAGCGTCACTGCGCGGGTTTCGTACATGAGCGGCGGAAGATCGAGGCACTCGTCTCTAGTGAAGCGAACCGACGGTTGCATTACGTCCTTAACGATCTGCGTAGCTTCGGGTCGTGGTATCCACTGGAACTGCGATAGCTGCTTCATCACCGTGCCCTTGAACCTGTTGAAGTAGGGAGGGACACTGGCTGGGTTTATTAGGCGGCATTGCGCCCATGCGTCAGTCGGTGCGTTCGGCGTCGGGGTGCCGCTCATACCCCAGCAAGAGCGGGGTTCTTTGTGTCGGTTGACTACCAAGTTGATCTGCTTCCAACGTGTGGTGCCAGCGTTACGAGCGCACTGCGCAATCTCGTCTACTATAACAAGGTCGATATCAGTGCGCGTCTTTAGATGGGGCTCGAGGATACCAACGCCGTCGTGGTTAACTATGTAGACGTCGAAGTCTTCTTTGAGCAGCTTAATTCTTTTATCTTTGGAGCCGTGAAGGACAGCAAATGTGAGGTGCGGAAAGTGGTTGAACAACTCGTCCGCCCAGGTACGTTCCAACGTCGACAACGGGGATATAATCAAACACTTGTTGAGTAGCCCTATGCCGCGCAGATAATCGTACGCCCACAAGGACGCTAACGATTTGCCAGTACCTAGCTCTGAGAGGTTGAACGCTCGTTTGTGCATAGACAGAAACGCAGCGGCTTCCTTCTGAGCGTGAAATGGGGTGAAGCGTCCGGGCCAATCATAATACGTGCGGATCGGGGCAGGGGCGTTGTAACCTAAGTTACGCAGTAGTCGGGTCTCTTCGGTGCGGTGCGGTACTGCAACCAATGGTGTTCCGTTAACTATAAAAGATTTAGCACTTGGTACGACGTTAAGTACTTGCGCGGAGTCTCGGAGCTTCAGCACTAAGGCTTTCTTGTCTTTCATCACTAGCATTGTTTAACTCCTCGTCGATCTGTCTGATGCGCTCATCGCAGATATGTTTGATTTTCTCGTAGTCTAGGCGGCGTTCGCCTTTCTCTCTCAGGATGCGCTTAACTATGTCTGCATCCCACGGGTTAAGGCTGTACTCTCGCCAGATATCCCACGGTTGTATTTTGTGGTTAGCGTAGTCTGAGTGACCCACGTTATATTCGCGTGGGTTCATGTCTTACCCTTCGTGTACATTCCGGGTTTTTTACCGCGCCAGCCTTTGTTAGCTTTGGCACTGATGACACGGGTGTTACCGTCGGTAGCGCTGCCGCCAGCGTCCAGTGGAACCTTGTGGTCGACGTGCTTACCGTCGCCCTTCTTAACTTTACCAGCTACAACGGCGTGACGACGGGCTTTGTTCTGAGCAACCCGTTTTTTCATTACGTCTGGTCGAGCGTTGTACTTCGCTTTAGTCGCCAGTTCTTGCTTTGATGATTTGGTCATCGAGTTCCTCCATGATGGCTATTACTTGGGCTACGTCGTCGACTACATGTGCTAACCCGTTAGCACGTTGTATTCCGTTTATTTCACGTAACTGGTTAGGTGTAACGTTCTTAATTTTGCCCGGAGCCTTGGTCTCGAAAGCTAAGAACTGGCCTGAGTAACAAACTAATATATCGGGGCATCCTACACGGCCCATGCCGTTAGATACAGGCATGTAGTACCACGCACCGATAGATTGTAAGTATTCCTTGACCTTCTTCTTAACTTTAGCTTCTGGCGTCATCGGCATTAGTAATCCAGTCTCCGTAAATTTCGATGTAAGATTCAAGTCGGTGCAGCAACTCATTCTCGAGAGGTGTTACATCTTCTCTACCTACGCCGTGTTTATGTAGCTCTACGTTGTTCATGTCGATGAGTTCTGTAGTCGTGCTTCCCGTTTCAGTATTGTTGTAGTCCATTCCTAATTCACTTCTGCCAGTCCTATAGTCGCTGGCGTTCTATTTGTTATGCCCCGCAATGTTCACACAAAGATCGTCCGACTGGACACCAGTTTTTGCATAAACCTGACGGCTTTGGGAGCCACTTATCGTTGCTGTATGCAGTTGCTACTCTGGATAGCCTAGGCATAAATTCGTTCCATATTTCGGGTAGCTGGTCACGCGTGAACACCTCCTTGTCAAACTTCTCCACCTTCAACCAGATGAACCCTGTAACTACGCGTTGGACCCAAGGGTACATAGCGAACGCTAGGGCAGCGAATAGCTTTAACTGGTCGTTGTTGGGCCTGTGTTTACCCGTCTTCCAATCTAGTAAGTAAGCGGTGTCGGAGCCAACTACTCCGATGTCTATAATACCTCGGACCCAGACGTCCTTGGCCATCCACTTTGTCTGGCGGAAATCTTTAGTGAGCGCCACACGCTCCTCCACCACACGTCTGCCTTCGATAGCTAGTATCTGTTTCACGTAGCCTTCGTACTTCTGCATTTCTGGGGGCAGGGGCTGTCCTTTAGCAGCGAACAACTCCAACGCCTTATGTACTTGGTTTCCCCAGAGTGTGGCCTCAGTCTGCTTTTCGACAACTTGCTTTGTCACCCGCGTAAGCTGAAATCGCTTTGGGCAGGTTTCGAACGCAGTTAGCTGAGAATAAGACCACGGTTTAGTTAACTCCACGGTGGCAACTCCTTTCCTTCATTGACCTCCGTATCAACTATTTCCCAAAACACAGCCAACAGTTCGGCTCGGGCTTCGGTGTCGATACGGCCTGACGAGAAGGAGGCACGATGTCCGTCGAGGAACTCCAACCTTCTCTTTGACCACTGATGCTCCAGACGAGATACCCACTGTAGTCGAGTATGGTAGTCTGTCTCACCGTATAGTGTTTCTGCTTTGGCAACGGCCCTGTGGGACCGTTCCCTTCTCATCTGTTGCACGTACCGTCCGTTTATTCGACGGTAGTGAGCTTGTATTTGCTCCCATGCTTGGTCGCCTTTCGAGAACATGTCTCTCACGCTTAACAAGTAAATTGTGAAACCTTCTGGGTCTGGCGCAAATGCCATAACAATAGGTTCTAGGAACTCATGCGCTTTAGGTAACAAAAAGGTATTAGGGTTTGCTACATAAGTCTGCATATATTTATCCGCGAGTGATATCCATTTATTAACTGAGTGCGGGTTCTTCCGCAGAATATCCGTACAGACGTCTAGCGCTTCGCTAGCGTGTTCCGTTGGCTCGTAGGCCATGGTCGTATCCTTCACATTCGGCTATAGCCGTTGTTGATCTCACCGTGATGCCGTCTAAGACACCTATCGAGAGGCCAAGGTTGGATCTGTTTTGATTTGAACTTGTCCACATCAGTGTTGGCCCTGTCGACGGATTAGGCCACTCTTGCGCTTGCAAGAATGTTGATTGAGGGGGGCCTACTTTATAATTGGTACCACGGTAGACCTGCGCGCTTGTATTTATCGGGTGGTCTACAACATCGGTACAGGGCTGCTCAAATGTACACCAAGCCACGCGGCGTGATGTCATTGAGTGATGTCCTTTGTGCCTGCCTAGTGTTTCTATAAATGGATTTATATTCTTCATTTGATTTATCTCCCCCCAGAGTAGTCATATTACAGAATCGTTTCTATATGTGTTTACACGTATGTAACACGGAACGGATGCACGTGCAATCACATGCACACAACACTATTGCGGTTAAACGTAATCGTCGTACAAAATCTCGGCCATCACTTCCTTGTTATTAGGGGTGACAGTGTAACGTCGCGCGTTGCCTCGAGGCTGCGTTACTGGCAGCTTTGTAAGACCTCCACACTCTACCAGTTTTCTAGTCACGGCATGGACAGTCCCCA